AAATATTCCAAGTTAGGAAGCGACTACAATGAAAAATCAACAAAGGAACTATGGAAGAGTTTAAAAAATGGCGATAAGACAATGTCTATATACGGCTTACAAAATATAGCAAACCGATTAAATCCGTATGGATATAGAGAATGGTTAGATAAGCACAATGAAATCTTAAATCTATGGATTTTAAACAAGGGCGAGAATGATGTAGCCATATTCATATCACATTTTTTAGAAACCAATTTGGTTTATTGCGTAAAGGAATGGATACATTTTAACGAAAAAACAAATCTATGGGGCATTATACCTGAACCAACCGCATATATAATCACCACAATTCAATCCAAAATAAGTGAAGCACAATCATTCACACTACAAGAGATGGGTATGACGAATGATGAAGACAAACTGGGTAAATTAAAAAAAGAAAAAAGAGAATACGACGATGCGTATAAATGGGTTTGTAAATCGTCATATAGTAGTCAGGTAGTAAAATTTTTGAAGACCTATTTAAGAAACGACGATTTTACAAACGGATTAGACGAGGGTTTATACAAGTTATTTTTTAGAAACGGATATTTGGATTTAAAAACATACACCTTTGTAAAAGGAATAAAGCGAAGCGATTTAATTACAAAAACTATTCCGTTTGACTGGGAAGAACCGACCGAAGAAGATATAGCCGATGTTCGCACAACACTCAAAAAAATATGTAATTGGAACGAAGAACATTTGGAATATTATTTGAGTATGTTGGGATATACAATGACTGGCGATTGTTCCAAAGAACAAAACTTTTGGTATTTACGAGGACAAACTGCGTCCAATGGTAAGTCCGTTATTTTTGAAGCATTGGAAAAGATAATGCCGACATATGTAATGAAAGCAGGTAGTGATGTTTTAGATAAGGGTGCTGATATGCGGAAAGAAGTAGCAACTTGGAGAGGACTGAAATTGCTTTGGTTGAATGAGGTAAGCACCAAAAGCAAAAATGCTGAATTGGTAAAAGCGATATGCGACGGAACAGGTTATAAATATAACAGGTTATATAGCACAGAAGCAATTGTAATGCCTATTACATTTAAACTGATTGCGGTTAGTAATAATTCATTGGTTATTGCTGGGGACGAAGGAATAAAACGAAGGTTCAGGTTATTACAACATAACGCACAATTCAAAGACGATTACAAGGAGGACAATTACGAACGGTTGGAGTTCAAGAATGATAAGGAATTATCTACAAAATTAACAGGCGAGTTGAAGTTCGCACTCATCTCATTAATTGCTACATATTCAAACGCATACTGGATTGAAAAACAATTAAAAAAATATCCAATTGAATGGACCGAAGAAGCCAGTGAGAATATGGCTGAAAACGATATATTTGGTGAATGGTTTGATGATACATTTGAACGAGATGTAGGTTATTTTATCCACAAGGACGAGTTTAATAGTGTATTTCAACATTCACCAGTTAAGCACCTGAAACCGAAAGACGAAGTAGCAAGAATGAAATATGGTTGTAGGTATGAAAGTCAAACGATAAAAACCATATCAATAATGAACGGCACAAAAACCATTAATAAAAAAGGTTTTTGGTTTGGTTTCAAGTTAAAAGAAATAGAAGAACAATTAGATGAAGCAGATGATGTTTAGGAAAATTAGATAAAAGTTAATTCTTTAATATTTTTATCTAATGTTTATATATAGATATGAGTTCAACACTTTTAGCAAGTAGCGACCCAAACGATTTGGAGCAATTAACCGAAGACCGATTGTTTCCATCATACAACACAACTGAAAACCCAATAGAACTACCATCTACACCAACGGCAGAACAAGACACAATATATTTAGAGAAAAAAGAAAGAGCAATGAAATCGAAAATTATTGCTTTGGAACATATGGGGAAACACCCATTAACAAATCCCTCCTCATTTAGCAGAAGAGATAAGGAACGCTTACTAAAAATAATGCGAGAATGGTTTGATAAGACCGATGAAGAACTCAATGCCGAGTTTAATGATGTAGTTATTGATAAGGTATTGAATGAAACCAATGATTACGAAAAATACAGAATATCAAACAATGCTATTACATACCCAGAGCCACCGCCAATGAATACTGATATAGCAGGAAACCAAATTAAAACGGAAGCAAGTGCCGTCCCATTTGAACCAATGCCTTTTGGAATACTATAATTAAGCCCTATTTATCAAATCTAATTAAAAAACTATATATTACTTTTTTATCTAATGTAATGTATATATAATGAGCGGACAACCTTTGAAAAATCCACTGGACGCATCAAAGTTTAGGGAAGCCTATATGGCGAATTTAGACCTACGAGCAAGATTAGACGACACCAACTTACAGGCGAACAAGAACTACAATAGAACAGGGCAAACGCCAGTAGAACCGAGTGATTTTAGGACAAGTGAAGAGAAATTAGCCGATGTAGCAAGATTGAGAATTGAAGTTAGACAGCGTTTAGGAGAAATTGCGGACGGACAACAGGCGAACAAAATAGCACAGGCATTAACCCAGCGAGAATTACAATTTTACGCACAGCAATACCCAGAAATCAATGCTATAATAAAACCGAGATATGCTTTGGGAGTTTTAGCCGATATATTTGTTCCATTCCTACAAAACTATATGACCGATACAAGTTCAAATTTAGGCGTAGCATCAGGATTACAGCAAGTTTCAGGACGAAATATGTTGTTGAGCGGACAAAATGTATCAAGAAATTTAGCAAGGAGTGAGGATTACGCAGAACTATTAGCAGAAGCACCTGAATTAAGCGGAGCAATTGGTAATATAAAAAGAGTTATTCCACCAACTAATTTATATGATATGATTGCTACTAATGCTAACGCAGACCAACAACAGGAATTATTACAAGAAGCGAACAATTTAATAAGCAATTTACCAACCTTATCCCAAATTAAAAAGGCAATGGATGATATAAAACGAGTAAAAAATAGTAGAACATATGATGGAAGCCGAGATATGAACGCATACGGCGTAGCATTAGGGCGAGTTAGGGAATTAATAGAACCAACCGACGATGCGTTAATACAAGCAAATAATTTAGCATCAGTTATAGGGTCAAAACGAGAAGCAACTAAAATAACGGCAGGACGAAAGCCGAAAGTAGATATGCGAGATGAAGGAGATGACGAACGACTACCGATGCCGTCAGGTAATTTTGAAATTCTAACAATGAGGTCATTAGTTAATAAATCAAGCAAAAAAACACTGATAAAAGCGTTAAAGGAATTACACAACACAAAAGGAGGGGTTTTAACACCTGACGAACAGACCAGGTTAGATGGAATGAAATTAAAAGAAGTCAAAAATTTTGTTAATGATAATATGGATAGAATACGCAAAGCAGTTGGTATGAAAGGAACTGGTTTATCAGTCAAAAAACCGAGATTGGATATTATAGATAAAAATTCTGTTGATTGGGAAGGTGGAGTAAAAGCGACCCAACGTTTTGTTCCATTTGGTAGGTATATAATTAATACGCACCGATTAAATGACGACATTGTAGCCATCAAACGACACAGAGGCGGTTGTTTAAAAGAATTTCCAAGCACAAGAATTAGCAATAGATTAGGTTGTATCATTAGGGAGATTGTAGGCGGAGGCGTTCCAACATTTAATGATTTAGATGAATTGAATGATAATGAACGAGCCTATTTACACAAAATAGCAAAGTCAAGTAATATATTAGAGAGATTGAGTATTCCAGCACCTAAAAAGAGCGAGATAGACAAGGAATTAAACGAGTTTGAAATCTTAAAGGGGCAAATTATAGCAGGAAACGACAATAAAGATGTAATCAAAAAATTTAAGATGCTTATTTTGAAGTTGAGTAATAAAAATATTATACCTAAACCACAAGTGAGAGAGTTGTTGTTTGATTTAACTAATATGGGTTATTAAGAGCAAAAAAAGTTATATTATTTTCTAATGTAATTATATATTAGAAGATGAGCGAAAGTGGATATTATCCAGTAGTTGTTAATCCAGGTGTAAGACCACAAACAAGCGACCAACCTCCGTTTTTCTTTGGAGGAAGTCGAGTTCCATTTGATTTAGGAATGAAAGGACAAGGAATTAAAAGCACAACATCACTTACAAATAAAGGAGATTTAAACTTTACAACCAAGAAAGGCGATAAGGTGTTCCATAGAGGAGGGCATTCTTTAAAAATATATGGAAAGACCCCCTATATGAGAAAGTAATTAATTATTGAATTAATTTAGGCGATATAACAAAAATATTATATGTTTGTATAATATAGATGAGAACAATAGTATTGAATAGAGGAAATTTAATTGGTGACGGACAGAATAATAAAATGATTTATCAGTTCCCAGGTTCAGTATTATTTCAGGACACTTACATTGCTGTATCTCAAATAAGTATGTATTACTCTTGGTATAACATATCACAAGCACTACAAAATAACACATTACAATACACTTGGCGAGTTGGTGCGACAACCAACACTTTTACAATCACAATTCCTGATGGATTGTATGAAGTCGCCGTATTGAACGAATTGCTACAATATTCTTTTATTGAAAACGGACATTATTTAGTGAATGCGTCAGGACAAAATGTATATTACGCCGAAATACTTGTAAATCCCAGCAGATACGCAGTTCAATTGAATACTTTTTTAGTTCCGTTGGCTTTACCAGCAGGTTGGACTGAACCAGCAAGTTGGACTGGATATTCAACGGCTACTTTTAATCCCCAGTTCATATTACCAGCAAGAGTGAATGAGTTGTTAGGTTTTTCTGTTGGTTTCACAACAGATGCTAATACAAGCAATGCGTATGTCCCACCATCAGGTCAGGATTATATCAGTAAATTAGCAAACGGCACTTTGTCGTATATTAGCACAACCGCACCAGACATTCAACCAAATTCATCGATTTTGGTGTCTGTAAGTAATATAGATAATCAGTATTCCCAACCTTCTTCTATTTTATATTCAATTGTTCCTAATGTTGCTATTGGTGAATTAATTAGTGAAAAACCGCCCCAGTATGCTTGGAATAAGTTAATTAATGGAACATATAACCAACTTCGTCTAACCTTTTTAGGAACAGACTTAAATCCTATTAAAATTAATGACCCTTCTATAACTATTCTATTGGTGTTAAAAGACAAGGGAGAGATTTAGAGAATATTTACATATTTATTTTATAATTATTTTGTTGCTTAATTATATAATGAACGACCCAATTACCGAACAATACTTAAACCGAGTATATGATGAGTTCCAACGAGAGCAAATGAGATTGATGACGGAGTTCAAGAACGATGCTGGGATTGATGATAAGGATATACAAAAACAGATTACGATGTTGAATTCATTAACAATGAGTATATTGAAGTTTAGGAATTTAAAAAAATCCATTATAGAAAAAAAAAATAATTGTTAAGTATATAGAATGCCTACAACTCTTGTTTATACACCGATGATGAAACACAGTGGATTTTCAAGACATACCAGAGGACGAATGGGAGGCAGTGGTTTTAGTCCGTTGCTTTTGGACGGTGGTTTAGGCGGTGGTTCGTCTTATTCAAGTATAGATGAATATATTGCTACAACTGGGCGTAATCCAGGAAGGGTTGCTGGAAATGGTTTAGGAAAATCATTTACGGATAAACTGGGAGGATTGAATGCTGTAAAACCTGAAACAAAATCCAGAAAACCAAAAAACATTAATTTTTCTCTTTAATTAGATGAAATCATTTAGACCAAATAATAGCAATATTCCAAAATAATAATCTTTTGTAATATTATAGATATGTCCTGTGATAAACTCGTATTTGATTTGTCCCAAGAAGTGGAGGGTTCTCCCAGCGTTTTCGTAAAAAAGGATTGGTTGAATATTTTAGACAACCAAAACTCTAATTACAACAGCAATCAATCTGTTATAGATACTTCCCAACTTTCTAATAGCAACAAGTATATGTCTTATAGAGAGGCATATTTAGCAGTTCCTATGTTGCTTACTCTCGCAACAACGGATTTAGCAACTGCTGGGTCTTTTGAACCTGCTACTGGTGCGACAAGTGCTGATTACGCAGTCGGTCTTAAAAATTGGTTCGGTCAAATCGTTCATTCCCTAACTTTGGATTACAACGGAACAACAACTATTCAACAAACACCTTACTGTAATATGTGGAATTCCTTCAAATTAATGACTTCATTTTCTTGGAATGATGTATGGACGCAAGGTGCTACTATTGGGTTCTATCCTGATGACCCTTTGGCGTTCAAGTTCATTAAAAACGGCACTGCTACTTCATCTGGTATGGGTGTTTGTAATAATTCAACGGCTGGTGCTTTTGCTACTACCAGTGGTGCTTTTAATACTTATAGTTTAGGAAAAGGTAATGAAGGTTTCGTAAAACGCCAACAATACATCGCCTACGATGCTGATGGTGTTTCAGGTGATGGAACATACGGAATTGATTTACTTTCTTCCAATTCAAGCAGTCAAATATGGAAGTCCTATATTTCCAATAAAATCAACGGCGTTGATGATACTACTCCTGGTGTTTTTCAAATTTCTATAATGGCTACCATCTACTTAAAGCATCTTCATTCATTTTTCGCATCTATTCCTTTGCTAAAAGGTGCTTATATGAAATTAACGCTCAATCTCAATAATACGACTACTCGTTTTAATACGACTGGCGGTTTGATGACTTTGGTCTCTGTTTCTAACGCAGTTGGTGGTGTTAATCCTTTGATGATTGCGGACAGCACCGCAGGACAGGGTGGTGTTGCTTTGGGTGCTTCTACATATACCGCAAATCTTTCAGTTGGGGCAAGATGTCTTGAACCGTCGCTATCTTCTCTTGTTGGCGTTCAAGAAGGTGGTGTCGCTCGTTCCGTTTATTTGTATCTTCCTTCTTATTCATTTAACCCTGTTTTTGAGAGTGCTTATTTGTCTTCTCCTATTAAGCAAATTAAATATACTGATATTTACCAATACCAAGTCAAAGGCGTTCAAGCAAATACTGGAATAGTAAATCAACTCATCACCAATGGTATTGCTAATATTAAGAGTATTTTGGTTGTCCCATTTTTCGCAGACCAAGTGGCTCATTCAGGTCTTCCAAGTGGTATTCCTGTATATCAAAGTCCTTTTGACCCTGCTGGTTGCGGTGCTACATCACCTATGATAAACCTAACAAATTTCAATGTGGTTGTTTCAGGGCAAAATGCTATTTACAATACCCAGCGTTATTCGTTTGAGGAGTTCAATAACCAACTTTACGGCGTTAATGCGGTGAATGGTGGTATGACTGACGGACTTACCAGTGGTCTTATTGATAGATTAGGTTTTGATATGGAATTTGGATATTACTACATTGATTTAAGCCGTATGTTGCCTGTTGAGGAAAGCGTCCCAAAATCCATTCAACTTATAGGACAGAACCTTTCACAGAGCAATATTGACCTATTTTGTTTTATTGAATACGGCGTTTCCGTTTCCGTTGATATTTTGACTGGCGTAAGAGTTTAATAAACATTTAGGGAAAATAGGCATTATTTTTAGTTAAGCAAAAGTCATTATTTTTTTTCTAACACTATAATATATATGGATAGTGTTAGAATAGACGCATCACCCAAGCAACTTTCAAAGTTAAGAAACGGACACAAGGTAAGAGTGAAACCTGCTATGGAAGGCAAGGGAGTTTGTATGGTAGTTAGACCTGAAACATATAATACAATTACAAGAGCGTTTGGACGAGGTAAAGGCGTTGAACTCGCATTGTCGCCAGAGGAAATTTTAGCAAACCAACAAGCGTCTTCAAGTATGGAAGGAAATGGAATATTTGGTAAGAAATTTGACCGCTTTTTAGAAAAACGAGGTATTAAAAACGCCGTATATAAATTTGGTGATGTTCTCAAAGGTGGTGTAAAACAAGGTATAGATTATACAAGAAGCAAAGCCCCTGAATTAGGAGCAACGGCAATGCGAGAGTTAGTAAAAGCAGTAGGCAGACCTGAATTAGCAAGATACGCCGAACCCATTGGAAGTGCTGGTGCTGATTATATCGCAGGTAAAACGGCAGGTAGAGCAAAGGGTTATTTAGACAATCCCGAAGGACGAGGTTTTTTTGGTGATATGTTGAAGAAAGGAGTGAAAACATTAGCCCCATTAGCAATTGATGCTGGTGCTAAATTCGCAAAGGAAAAACTCGCAGGTAGCGGTTTCGTTTCTAATATTGGAGGAACGAACGGAAGTGCCGTTCATCAAGCAAGAACATTAGCACAACAAGTAGAACAGATGAGAGCATTAGAAGCCTTAAATCTCGCTACTGGAATGAATACTGGTTATATGGGAAGGGCTGGATTAGGAACGGCAAGGGTGAACGCAGACCGAGCCAAGTTCGTTAAAGGAGGAGTGAAGCAAGAATTTGCTGGTAGAGCCATTGGTTCATCAAGAAACCGCTTATCAAGTGATATGGAAGTATTACGAGGTAGTAGAAAAAGCGGAGGACAAATTGGAGCAATAGGACAGGGTGTTCTTCCACCTGCTTTACAGAGCCAACCATATAGCGAAAACTTCCAGTTTCAATATACTCTTCCACCTGCTTTTCAAAGGGTTAGATAAATTGTTTATTTAGTAATATATGTTGAAATTAATTATCTCATCATATATTATAGAATGTCTTTAACGGATACGCAATTGAAGGATTTAGCAAAGGCAATGGAATTTCCATTAGCAAAAATATCGTTTAAGGACGAACTACCGAGTAAATTGGAAATGAATAAAGGTTATATAATTAACATTGAAGATGCCGAAGATGAAGATGGAAACGCTAATGGAGGAACTCACTGGACTTGCTTACAAATAAATAAGTATCCTAATGGAAAAATTGAAGGTATTTATTTTGACCCTTACGGTGTTGGTATGCCCCAAGATGTGGAAAAGGCTGTAATTCGAACAATAGGGAAGAAAATACCGCATTCGACAAAAGATATTCAAAGTTTGATGAATAACGCCTGTGGTTATTATTGTAGTGCTTTTTTACACTTCATCAATTCATCGCAGTATAGAACGAAAAACTTATACGAAGATGTAAGTAATTTTTTGGATATGTTTGATGACCTGAATAAGAGTATAGATTTCAAGAAAAACGAATATATATTGAAACACTTTTTTAGAGCAAAAGATGAAAAGAACCGCATACCTGTTGAAATTGAGAACATTACTGACGCAACTACTGGAAACGGAAAAGATTTAACAAAAATACCTGTTGATGTAAAGATGATGTAATGTTTATATGACGCATTCTTATACAATTCTAAAATAACTAAAATTCTAAAATAACTACGATTTCCTAAACCTATTCTATAAATTTCTTCTTCGAGGGACCACTCTTGGTTTTTCTAGGTATTCTAGAATTTTAGAATTTATAATAATAAATAATATAAAA